CTTCAGCAACTAACCCGCTATACAGCACCACTATCTTGGTAAATAACACTACTGACATTAACGGCGCTGTTGCAGATATTGCTACTCAAAGCATTACCTTTACCTGTAACTCACCAATCGTAATTACAACTTCCTGAGAATAAACAAAAGGGGCTAACACAATGGCAAAACTTAAAATAACAAGGGCAGACGGCAGCGTATCGGATCATCAGATTACGCCACGTATTGAGTACGCCTTTGAGTTATATGCAAAAAAAGGTTTCCACAAAGCCTTTAGAGATGATGAAAAGCAGAGCGATGTGTACTGGCTAGCCTGGGAGTGTTTACGCACAAGCGGGCAAACCGTACCGATGTTTGGGGCAGAGTTTTTAGACACCTTAGCTAAGGTTGAGGTATTGGACGATGACCCTTCGCAATAGTGGGGCGCGGTAGCTTTGGTTACCTCATAGCGCAGCTAGCCGTAGAAACGGGTATTGCGCCCCAGTATTTAATAGACCTTGATAATGAGATGTTTAAGAATATGCTCAAAGTCATAAACGATAAAGCTAAGGAGCAGCAAAATGCCAGCAGAGGTAAGAGGCGCCCTTGAGCTGCGTAAGGCTATTAAAAAGTTTAGTCCCGATCTTGCTAAAGAAACTCGCAAAGAATTAGCTAATGTTTTAGCTCCTATTGTGAAAACAGCTAGAGGTTTTGTGCCAAGTACTGCGCCTTTATCAGGCTGGGCTAAAAGTAGTAATACGGCTTTATGGACAGAAAAAGGCAGGTTATGGAGTACTGCCGAGGCTAAAGGCGGCATAGGTTATAAAACTTCACCCTCAAAACCTAATGATCGTGGCTTTAGAGCTATAGCCCGTATTGCTAATACGAGTGCCTCAGGTGCAATTTATGAAACGGCAGGGCGTTTATATCCTAATGGCCGAGAGCAAGCCCCTATGGCTAGAGTTGTCCGTGAAAGCCAATCTAATTATGGCAAAATGATACGTTCAGGCACAAAGTTACAATCTAAAAGTAATAACCCAGGCGCAGGTAATATGTTTATTGAAGCCATAAACCAATACGGCGGCATAGTAGATGCGAATAACCAAACTGGTGCAGGACGTAGAAGCCGTAAAATGAAAGGCCGCGCCATATTTAGAGCCTGGAAAGAGGACGGCGGCAAAACTAATGCAGCTGTATTAAAAGCTATAGAAAACTCAAAGATTAAGTTTTATAATGCTATGGGGGTTAAGTAATGGCTGTTGATCCGTCCGTAGTAATAAATATAGCCGCCGAGTACACAGGCAAAAAAGCATTTAAGCAAGCTGAGGGGGCAACCGACAAGCTCAGTAAATCAGTTAAAAATCTTGCTAAAACCTTTGGCCTTACTTTTGGTACAGCTGCCGTTATTGGATATGCCAAAGCCTCAGTAAAAGCTGCAGCTGCAGATCAAAAGGCACAGCAACAGTTAGCCCTAGCATTAAAAAACGTAGGTTTAGAGCGCGATGCCGCCTCAGCCGAAAGATTTATCCAGCGGTTGCAAAGCGAGTTTGGCGTTGTAGATGATCTGTTAAGACCTGCCTACCAAAAGTTAGCAGTAGCTACAAGAGATACAACTGAAACACAGAAACTACTAGGCATAGCTCTAGACATAAGCGCATCCACAGGCAAAGATTTAGACTCAGTTACAGGCGCTTTAAGTAAGGCGTACTTAGGCAATAACACAGCTTTAGGTAAATTAGGCGTAGGCATATCTAAGGCAGACCTAAAAACTAAATCTTTCAAAGAGATTACAGACGATTTAGGCAAAACCTTTAAGGGTTCAGCTAAAGCCGCCTCTGAGACTTTTGCAGGATCTGTAGCTAAGTTAGGTGTTGCAGCTGCTAATGTGCAGGAAATCATAGGCACAGGCCTTATAGATGCCCTAAAAGGCTTGGGCGATGATACAACCGTGGCAGACCTTGCTACCAATATGGAAAACCTAGCCACTTATACCGCTGACGTTATACGCGGGTTTGGCCTTATGGCTGCTGCCTTGAAGAAAATCCCTGGGCTATCAGGATTAACAGGGGCTAGCGTAGTTCAAGCTATTCCAATTTTAGGTAGCTACATTACATTGCTTAATCAAGCAGGAGCAAAAGCTCGCCGCATTGCTGAAGTAGCACAAGGCAAAAACCCTATTCAGTCTGGCAGTTATCTTAAAAACCAAAAAGCAATAACTAAGCTAACTCAAGCAGAATTAGATGCTAGAAACAAAATTCTTGCTGCTGCTAAATCTAAAGCAATCCTTGATAAGGCTAACCTTGCTTTAGCTAAGGGTAACGATGTCTTTAATATGGATGCGATACAGCTTAACGCTGCCCTAATTGGTCAGGCTGAGGCGTTAGGCAAGGCAACTACTAGCGCACAGATTTTAGGCATAGCCAATGACGTACAGCGCTTAAAGGTTAAGCAGGATATAGCAGCGTTAGAGGATGCCATAGCATCAAAAGATGATGCAGCCATAGTAAAGGCTACGGCCAAGCTAAACGAAGACTTAAAAATACTAGGCGCCTTACAGCGCCAAGATGCCAAGCTGCTAGACATAAACAGGGTCTTAGCAAGTATGAAATCAACCGATTTAATTAACCTAGCTAACCTACAAGCGGCCTTAGACCTACTAGCTAAGTTTAAGTTCCCTACGCTGACTATTCCAGGCGTAACTACGCTAGGTGCATCTTCTTCTAATGCTGGCATTACCTTTAACCCTAACCAAAACAAAGACCGTAACTATGACCTTAACGTATTGGGCGTAGGTGGCGATATGCCTGACAGCCTTAATGCACCCGTAGCAGGTGTGGATTTTAACCCAAACCAAAATAGAGATCGTAATTACACTAATAATGTAATTAACGTAACCGCAGGCGTAATTGGCGATGAAAATATAATCGTAGATGCCGTGCAAAACGCGCTTAATGAGATAGCACGTAGAGGCTATACAACTACCTACGCAGGGGCTATAGCAGTATGACCGTGCCAGTAGTAAACGCTGTTATCAACTTTAGTACTGGCCCTAGCTTTGCTCAGGCTATGATTTTAGGCTCAGGCATATTAGGCACAAACGTATTAGCAGATAGCGCCAGCGTTATTGTGGACGTATCCAACGTAGTGGATAGCATCCAAACTATTAGAGGCCGTAACGCCCAGGCTGACCAATTCCAAACAGGCACCCTATCGCTGCGTATCGTTGACCAAAACGGCGATTTTAACCCACAAAACCCAAGCGGGCCGTATTACAACTTATTAACGCCTATGCGTAAGGTGCAGATTACGGCTACCTACGGGGCAACTACTTACCCTATCTTTTCAGGCTTTATTACTAGCTATACAACTACTACGCCTAAAAATGCTAATGACGTGGTTTATAGTACTATTCAAGCGGTAGATGCTTTTAGGTTGGCACAAAATGCACAGATTAGTACCGTAGCGGGCACCTCAGCGGGTCAGCTCAGCGGTGCAAGGATTAACGCCTTGCTAGATGCTATTGATTGGCCCGCCTCTATGCGTGACGTTGATGCAGGGCTAACCACAATGCAGGCAGACCCAGGCACAGCCCGCACAAGCCTTGCAGCTATGCAGACGGTAGAGATTAGCGAGTACGGGGCCTTGTATGTAGATGCCGCTGGCTCGTTTGTCTTTCAAGATCGTAACGTAACGGCTGGCAGTACAGGGGCTACGCCTACAGTATTTAACGATAACGGCTCAGATATTAGCTACTTTAATGCGGTGTGGCGCCTTGACGATACCCTGGTTTACAACTCAGCCAGCATCACCCGCACAGGTGGAACAGCTCAAACGGCCATAAACCAGCCCAGCATAGATAAGTATTTTATCCATAGCTACAACCAGCAAAACCTGCTAATGCAAACCGATGCCGTAGCCCTGGATTACGCGCAGGCATACGTTGCATCTAGGGCTGAGACAAGCATCCGATGCGATGCTATACAGCTAGACCTTTATACCGATAACTACAACTTAGGCATTATTGCAGCGCTTAGCCTGGATTATTTTGACCCTGTAACTATTACAACTAACCAGCCTGGCGGATCAACGCTAACTAAGACTTTGCAGGTGTTTGGCGTTGCTATGAGCATTACGCCTAACAGCTGGAAAACAACACTTACCACTTTAGAGCCAATTATTGACGGCTTTATACTAAACTCATCTATATACGGTTTGCTTGATAGCGGCGTATTAAGTTACTAAGGAGATAGGACTATGGCAGCTGGATTAGGTTTTAAGACCTTTACTACTGGCGAGGTACTTACGGCAGCTGACACTAACGGCTACCTAATGCAAGGCGTACTAGTGTTTGCCTCAGCGGCAGCTAGAGATGCAGCTATAACCTCACCACAAGAGGGCCAATGCTGTTATCTCAAAGACACCGATGCAGTACTTACCTACTCAGGTGCAGCCTGGGTTGGCTTTGACGATAGCAACGCTATCCAAAATAGCATTGTGGACGCTAAGGGCGATTTAGTAGCAGCTAGCGGAGCAGACACACCCGCCCGCCTTGCCGTTGGATCTAACGGCGAAACGCTCGTAGCAGATAGTTCCGCTACTACTGGTTTGCGTTATCAGGCAAATTATTCTGCTGGTAAGAATAAAATTATTAACGGTGACTTTGGTATCTGGCAGCGCGGGACAAGTTTTAGCACAAGCGGTTCTTGGGTTTTTAATGCGGACAGATTCCAAGGCTATATGAGCAGTGGTACTTCAACCTTATCTCAACAAACATTTACACCAGGAACAGCACCTGTTGCAGGATATGAAGGAACTTATTATTTAAGAGCAACTGCGCCTGCAAGCGGTGGCACTTTTCATTTCAGACAATCTATTGAGGATGTCCGTACTTTTGCGGGTCAAACAGTTACTTTATCTTTTTGGGCAAAAGCAAGTGCAACAACTTCATTAAACACTTATTTTAATCAGACTTTTGGCACAGGTGGTTCTACAACAGTAAGCACAACCGCGCAAACAAATACAATCACTACATCGTGGGCGCGTTATACATATACAGTTGCTTTGGCTTCTATATCTGGCAAAACAATAGGAACAGGAAGTTTTATTGAACCTTATTTTGTGACAGTTAATAACTTCACATCATCTGCAACAATAGATTATTGGGGCGTACAGGTAGAGGCAGGTTCAGTTGCTACCGCTTTCCAAACTGCAACAGGAACAATCCAAGGAGAATTAGCCGCTTGCCAGAGGTACTATCACCGATTCAATGGCAGTGGAACAAATGATTCACTAATTAACTCAGGTCTTGGTTTTTCCACCACTGTTGCAATGTTTGTATTTCA